GAGTACACCGTTGTTGATATGCACTAGGCTTAATCGCTCTACCGTTGCGGGAAGAGTTATAGAATCACTACCTTCAGCCAGGACAGCAGAGCCTTGCGCCCACATCCAAGACCAATCGGGTCGCATAGATTGAATCTTGACCCATGAATCATTGATCCAGTTAACAACGCGCAGCATATCGCCGCTCTGACCAGTTACTGTTGCTGGGCCAGAGTCCGCAATACCTGTCTCTTGAACAAGCCGCTGACAGAGCTGAAGGTAGTTCATATTTAGACCTTATGCCGCATGTATGCTAAAGGGGTATGTCGGAACAATCTTCTCTTTCATTGATCCGTCTCTTTGCTGAACGAAAATCTTTTGCTTCGCATTCTCAAGAATCTCTATGAGCTGCGGAGGGACAGCTACTGGCTCTCCTCTGCGTATGCGATAGCTTTTGCCGTTGTATCCGACAAAGGCGGGGTGAGGATCTTTTTCATCCTCATGGATCGTTATCTTGATCCAGCCTTTTTTCTTGGCTTGAGAGTCCAAGGCTTCTTCGGCTTTTTTGTCTTTCATTCCCAGGGCATCAAAAATCTTTTCGCGAACCGTGTCTTCGCTGGGATTGCCCTTGAGTGAAATTCCTAAAATACGTGCCTGCTCCTTTAACTCTTCAAGAGAAAGGGCATAAATTTCTGCTTCAGTTGATGACATTGTTGTCTCCTGCGGCCATCCTGGCGGCTAAATTGAAGGCATAAAAAAAGGGAGCCGAAGCTCCCTCAAAGTTGATCGTTAAGATCAGAGTGCAGTTGCACCTACTTCCAGACGCGCCATCCAAGCCTGGTTAGCGATGAATGACTTGTGGTAAGTCTTCCATGCCACCATGCCTTTCTGACCGAGAGGATCGCTCTTATCGATATCACCTGGATTGATGATGTAGGGCGTAATAGCCTCGGCACCCTTGAGTGCAACGTGGCCGTATGCGTCCTTGCCAGAGAAAATAACGGGATAGATATCCGCGCTAGTTCCGGTGGTAGTCACCATGCCGTTAGTTGCAGCCGTGCCACCCGCGTCAGCGATTGCAGTCAGTACAGGTGAGAGGATGTAACGAACATCTTCAACCTTGCCGATTTCATAAGGCAGAGCCTTCATTGATCCGTACTTTTCAGTAGGAACAAAGCCGGTCATATCGCGGATGTCTGACTCCAGGTCAGTGTGAGCGAATGCAATGAATGCAGCGTCCACAGCCTCAGTGCCATACTTCACAGAAGAAGCCAGCATAGAAGTTATCTTCTTGGCTCGCTCGGCCTTCAGTGCGCGAGTTACTGCGCGCTGGTCAGCCAGGGTAATGGTGTTGATTACGTTGGTACGACTTGCAACGCCGTTCTGGTAGAACACGTTGGTGCCGCCCTGCAATACACCCCACATCAAAGTTTCGATGGTCTCAGCAGCCTGCTCGCCACACATCATTGATGCGTCACGCAACACAGGATCTTCTGCCAAATCGTGAACTACGTCGGTAATTTCAACAATGTCACCATACTGCGACAGAGTGACGGTTACGTCTTCGTAGGTCATTGCCTTGGCAGTAGGAGGCGTTCCCTCTGTCAGAGGGGTAGTCGCCAACGCCAAAGGTACAGGGCGACGAAACTTAACAGTCTCGGCCTTGTTCTTGGGCATAGGCTTAGCCATACCAAACTTTGATAAACACAATACAGGCTCCGCGTGAGCCAGCATTTCCTTTGCCGCATAAGCGTTAGTACGCTGCGACAGACTTGAGTAAGTAGTCGTTGCCATGAGTTAGTCTCCTATTGGGAAGTAATTGGCAATTAAAAAATCAATCAACCAAGCACCCGCCCAATGAGGAAAGTCTGGACATATTTGGCGGCTTGCGCGGCCAATGCCTTACTCGCGTCATTGCGGTGGTGGTGTCGGTTTGGTGTGGCTATGCCACGATTAAGGGGATGTCCCTTAACGATCTGCAAAGAAGTTAAACGCGGCCTCAAAATCATCATCGGGCGGCATGTTGCTTCTCTGGTTTCCAGACCGCGTAGGAACGGTCTGTGCTTGCTGTAGCTTCCGCTCTCGCTTCTGCTTCAGATCATCACTCTGGTTTAGGTTGTGTGTCTTACCTGTCGCCAGCTTGAATGTGGATAGGATGTACGCAGCATCACGCGCATCCTGGCTATCTCTTGCAATAGCCTTTACGGCCTCTGGCTGGTTGACTAGCCATGCCTGGTATTCTTGTGATTGGATTGAATCTTGCCAATCAGGGTGTTGCTCCTCAAGCAGATGATACTGACTTTTTCTGTATTCCTCTGCCTCAGAAGCACGACGGCGCTGAATCTCCACTTCAAACTCTTGGATCTTCTGGTCGTATTGAGACTTAAACCGATCTTCCACTTGAGACAGCCTAGACTCCATCGCCTTGGCTATTTCAGGGAAGTCCTGCTTTAGCTCGTCCCATTCCTTGTTCGATAAACCAGAACCTTGTGGATTGGGCGCCTTCTTGAGTTTTTGGTTCTCCTGCTCTAGCGCCTCAATTTTACGTTGCAACGCATTTTGACGCCCTAGATCGGAGTTGTATTTATGCTGCCACTGCTGGATTTCTTGCTTGTATTTCTCCAGCTCGTCCTGGCCTTCGGATTTTATCTCCGGCTCAGGCTCAGGCTTAGGTTCGGGAGCCTCGCTTAATACTTCTTGCCCTTCTTCTTGCCCTTCTTCTTGCAGCTCGACATGATCTTCTCCATCTGCCAGTTCGTTAAACGCATCCTCAAATGAGGTGTCTTCGTTTTGATCGGTCATCGGTTACTCCAGCGGCCTTAGTCGGCGGCCATCTCTTCCTTGAAAAAATCGAGGGATTCCTCGGTCTCATCACTAGCCAGGGCTAGTAATTTGTCTAGCACGGCGATGACTCCGCGCTGCCGTTCTGAGTACCTATCTGCGATCAAATAGTCGATAGAGTCCTGCCGCTCTTGGGCACAGAAAGCCTCCACCGCTCGCCATGTGGGAGAGTGTTTATCGATCATAGGATTTACCAATTAGTAAGTGTCGAAGCCCTGCGCCAGGTTCTGCGCTTGCAGTTGAGTCTGGGTAAGCTTGACGTTAGTTTCTGCCGCCTTGGCATCTCGCATGGTCTTATTCTTCTCCATGTCTAGCGCCATTCTTGTCTGTAGCTGCTCGCGAGTCATATTAGCCTTAGCCGCTAACTCAGCCATCTTCAGCTCCCGCTCCTGGGCCAGCTTCTGCTGCTCAATCTGCGTTTCAAGATCAAGGCGATAACGATCCAGCTCAGCCTTCTGCTGGATTTCTTGTGCGCGTAGCTGAACCTTGGCCTGCTCTACCTGCATCTCAATCTGCTTAAATTGCAGCATTGGATCTGGTGGCGGCTCTTGCGGTTGCTGTGACGCCTGCATCTCCATTATCTCTTCTTCGGAAAGCGTCACATTGTCGTAGGGAATCTCTAGCGACTTGGCAATCTCTCGATCAAGACCTGCCCAGTCTCGACGCGATGCGAGCATCGGATTGCCGGCACTCATATTCGCGTAGATCATTAGAGACTCTTGCTGCTTGTCCTTGACCAGTAGCGCACCAGAGCCTCTGGCATCTACAGAGAAGTCGCCCTTTATCCCAGGCTTCTCGTTGTACTGCATGTTCCAGTCGTAGAATCGCGTCAGTAGAGGACGGGTGATGTCGTCATCCCAGTTCTTGATAGCCTTCCTCAAGACGATGTTGGATGAATTCATCAGCATCTGCATACCAGAGGCTGTTTGAGTAACGTGTGGCGCCATCTCTCCCTGGGCAATCAGAGGGAGATTCGTTTCTTCATCAGCAAGCTGACGCGCCATCGAAAAAATGTTTGCAAGTTCTTGCTGGTGTGATGGCGTTGAGAACGCAGCCATTGCCTCATTAACTGCGCGGGTTTTGTCTCGCAAAAACCACAGTTTCTTAGGCGTCATCTGCCAGGAGCCATCAGCAGGCTCAACAATCTCGCGATTGATAATTACCTGGTCGGCAATGGACAGGCCAGCGTTATCCATCATCATGCGCCAGGACGCATTGATGACCTTCTGTGGATTACGCATCAGGTAGGGTACGCCAAACCCGAATACGCTTGAGTCATCCTTTTCCCAGTTAAAGACAGAGAACGGACGCTCGGTGGTATCCATTGGATTGATGACAACCTTTAGGACGCTATTTCCAGAGAAGAAGACAACCGCGTCAACTTCATCATCAAGCTCGTCTATCTCTTCT